ACCAAGATAGGTGAAATTTCTGACATATCCAAGTGTTTTGAGAACTTTGTTTCTCAGGCACTTGGAGTTCTTACAAGAATTTATGCTGCGGAATTAAGGTCTTATTCAAATTTATATACTATATGCGGTGTGGACATGCTTTACAGCTCCACCAACACCTTAATTTCTTGATTACCCCCACCGTGTGTGAGACAAGTAGGACTTAATCCTTTGGCAGAATATACACGACGAATACTCTCGAACATGTGAGTGTAGGGTGGTGTCTGCATTATGCCGACTACGATGGTGCGTGTGGTGTCAGTTTTCGGCATCTCTTATATACGTTTTCAGTTGCTCGTCCTCTCTTTCCAATTTGTCACAATGGTCGCGCATCTGCTGCGTTTTGCCAAGCACGTCCGTCTTGACTGGTCTTCGTACATGCGCAGACGCACTCCACTGACGATACCACATCGAAAGCGGCATGTTTTTTTTGTCAACTGGGGCTGTGATAGCCTCACAAGGGACGATATTGCCGTTAGGTTTTGTTTTCATTGTCTATTGGTTTTTATTGGTTACTCATATACTATATGCGGTGTGATGTTGCCCAGCCCGTCGCGAGTCGGCAAAGCCGCCTGGTGGCGATGCAGTCACGGCATTGGCTATTCGCTTGCGCGGTCGGTACTTTACAAGACCCTTACCGTCCTTGCCGCTGCGTACCCAGCCGATGTAATACTTGTCAGTCATATTCTATCAATACAATGGTGTGCTGTCCGTGCTCGTCGTAGAGTCCTGCCCATCCGTCGTAGCGTGCGGACAGGGCGGTGGAGTACCCCCGACGTGGGCAGAAGCGAGAGAGGCGTTGCACGAATGGGATTTGATTATTCATACTCTATATATACCATATTTATCCTTGCCTACTGAGGTGAGGGTGTTGGTTGTACCTCCAACGTTTATCTCCATTCGCTGACAGAAGCGTCCGTTGGAGGGATGCTTGCGGTCGGACGGATTATCGGGGTCACGGCCTCGGAAGGCTGCTATGCGAAAACGTAGCATAATAGGTTGTCTTTTGTTACTGTTGTTATCGAATTGCACCACGGCCACGGACTGGGGCGGTGATACTTATCGCCGTATTTACACCCTCCCCGGTCGCCATGCTCACGGCGGAAGGCTTTTGCTTCCTCGGTGCGGTAGTGGACGAGGACGGAACGTTCAATCATACTCTATCAATATTTTCGGTTTATCCACGTCGTGCCCCTTACCCCCTCCAGCAATACACAGAGCTATGCCGTGTGGTGACACAATGATGCCGTTCTGCGAGGGGCTGTAGGAGCCGAGGACGATGGGGCAAGGGTTGTTCATAATTCTACTGCTACATAATAGTGATTACGGCTGCTCACTCCGGCTTAAATGGTGTGGATGATACCCCTCCCGAATTGCTTGTTGTAGGTGTTTATCCATACGGCATGAGAGGGGCGGGAACCACGTTGGTACATTATTTCTAAGCGAGCGTTCTTGTTAAGCATATTCAAATATTACTCCTGTAGCGTCAAAACCATCATCTTTGGTAAAAAGGAAATTGCGTACTCCCATTTTATAATAGTTGGCTTTTATTGTGTGGGCGAGTCTAAGTTTACCTCCCCCATTTGCTACATTGATGGTTATTTTATTCAAACTCATACAATACTACTGTCATTGGATAGTGGGCGAGCGTGAGGATGTTGGTCGGTCCGATAGCCCCGTAACGTGTGGTTATGGTTGCCGCACAACATTCGTCGGTCACATTCACCATTTGTCTGTTACCCCCATTCAGACGGAATGGAGGTGCGACGTGGGTCAGCTTACACTCCATTCTTTTTTCTCTCCATATTCTCCTTGGACAACCGTTGAAACTCATCGCATAATGCAGCCACTCCCTTATCCGTGAACACGGAATAAGATGGCTCCATTTTCTGCATTGCCGAATAAAGGGCGAGCTGAAGACTTGTAGGTGTCATTTTCCAACCATCGGCTGCTTGCATCCACAACGTAAGCCACGTTTTCAAGAACATTGCCGCCTTGTGTGTCGGTGGCAAATCAAACTGAAGGAATAGGGCGTTGTCCGAATCGTTTGCCTTGAGGAACTTGCTCACGGCATCGTCCTTGAGGAAATAGCGGTCGGACACTTCCTCTTCGAGCACGTCTTCCAGTCGGGTAAGTAGCTCGTGGGGCTCGGGAAACTGATAGTCGAAGGCTACGTCACGGCGCATGGAAATACAGAACACACGGTCGCGGTTTTGTGGCACACCATAGTTCTTTGCGTTGAGTCGCGCCCAACGGCTCACATAGCCGAGCGACGAGAGTTTGTCGAGCCACTTCTGGAAGTCGGGCATGAACTTCTGGCTTACCAGTGCCGCCACGTTCTCCTGCAAGAGATACTTCGGGCGAAGCACCTCTACGGCATCCGCCACTCGCCAAAGCAGTGCGCTTCGGGTGTCGCTGCCCTCCTGCAAGCCCATCTGCTTGCCAGCCTGACTGATGTCCTGACAGGGCGAAGAATAGGTGAAGAGGTCCACTTCGCGACCTTCGAGTGAGCGTTTCACTTCGTGCCAGTCAATCTTGGTGATGTCGCCCAAGGCGCAGTCGGCAAACTGAGGAAAGACGAGGTTGTGCATCTGACAGGCGTATTTGTCGATGTCGCTCCATCCTACGCACTTCCATCGGAAGTCGGGATGCCACTCCCGTAGCACGTCGGCTGCCATGAGCTGCGAGTCGTAGCCGGAGAACGTGGTGAGGAATATCTTCTCCTCGTTCTTGTCGGCTGCGGTGGTAGGAAGGGAGGGCAGGGAGTCTTCGGGGTCGTCGAAGAGAGTGAGTTGCTCGCCTGGGCGTGGCTTGGGTGGTGCGGGGTAGAAAAGTTGCTCGTAGATGTGAGCCAACACGTCCACCACGATGCTGTTTCCGGCTTGCTTGTACTGTTGTGAGGCAGATATAGCCATGTCTTCGGGTTTGCCCTTGCCCTTCCAGTCGGGCAGTCGTTCGGCTGCTTGAGCATTGCTGCTCTGCATCGTGCCGATTACATTGTCGCGAACGCCCATCAGACGAAAACACTCCTTGGGTGTGAGCTTGCGGATGGCATAGCTCTTGATGGTGCGGTCGGTGAAATTGAGTTTTGTGATCATATTGTTTTATTTGTATTCAATCATTACGCCTGTCCTCGGAAAGTGGGCGAGTGACATCAGATGCTCAATGCAAAGTTGCTCGTATCGGGTATTCAGTGTTACTGATATTCCTCCCACACAGACATTTAAGGGTTGTATGTTAATCATATTCTTCAATCAGAAAACAATTGCACGACCATGAACATATAGTGATGGTCGGACAAATCGTAGTGTTTAGCCTACCTCCCCTGTTCTCACCACGAGGATATTGGTAGAAGTCAAAATCCATAATACCTATCCTTTTCGTCGTTAAATACGGTTATCTTCGTTGTATTGTAACTCATAATTCATTTCTCCTTTTATTTATAATTCAACAAACACGCAGATTCCGCTACTTGCAGCGGTCAGTGCGTTTACGAGCTTACCACCCCCGACTGTGCGACTGCGCCTCAGAGCCGAGGACGGATAACTTAGGTCGGCAGCTCCTGGGCAGGAACAGTCGGTGTAGCCCAACTCGGTGGCTTGGCGTATGCGTAGGAACGTCTCGCCATCTCGGTTCACCAACTGAAGAAACGGTCGGCCGGTGGTGGAGTAGATGCGATAGAGCGAGCCGTCGGGATAGCGGCCATACAGCTTGCCGTCCTTGCATGTGGTGCCGCGCTTATAGTGAGGGTCAGTCATATTCAATAATTAATCTCCATCCGTGACGAGGTGCAGGATTGCCCCATTGTTGAGTTATGGTTCCGATACAGGTTCCGCTCCAATGGATGCGCTGATGAAAATCGTCGAATGGATGCTTCTTAGTCATATTCAATCATTATGCAGTGTGGGCATTTGTAGTCGGTGGCTCGAAGGGCGGGCGAGAAACTACCCCATCCTCGCCATTCGAGTCGATGACTAACGGGATGTACGGAAATGTAGATGTGGGTCATATCTTCCCTTTGTTTTTATCTTTCGTAATATCTACCATATATTTGGCGATTAGCCGCGCGAAGCCGTTGCAGGCATCATCCGTAAACGGGTCCTTACTGAATAGTGGCAGTTCCTTAAAGTCCGTCTTGAACCAATTAACGAACTGCAACAACACATAGCGCATTACGGCAACATCATGGGCATTATCCATCGCTCCATCAAGATTTCGCAAAGCTCTTTCCGATAACTCGCGCAAATTATGATACCCGTAGAGTATTCGTTTATTTTTATTTTTTTTCTTCATTTAAACCTTCATTTTAAAACACTTTGTTCTTGATTCTTGTTGTCTTCGTAATACTTCTTCATTGCCTCCTAAAGCTTCTTGCTCGTCTGCCTATATGCCACTTAGAGCATAGTTCGCAGAAATACGGACGTTCGCCCATCGCTTTCAGCTTCGGGTTCTGCTCAAGAAACTCCCACGCCTCGTCTTTCGTGTCGTAGCCAACTTTCTGTTTCCACGAACTGCCCTTGCGAGTCCAGTGTCTTGCGTCGGGATGCAGCGTGGAGTAGGGTACTTTGTTTCTGTATGCGTGTCTTTTCATACATTTAAATCATTTTCTGTATCTCCTTTTTATAAGTTCTATTTTTGTTTTTACTTTGTTTATATCACGCGCGTCGTGGTTGCTCAATCTTACAACGTGATAACCCATGCGCCAAATTCCTGCGGAACGGTTGTTGTCCTTGCGCTTTTGACACTTGGTGTAATGATACCCCCCGTCAATTTCGACTATCGTCTTCAAATCTGGCAGATATATGTCGGCAAAATATATTTTCCGTCCGGTCAATATAGGCTGCTGCCGTACTACTGTATGCCCAAGTCGCTCGCAGTTGCGTATCGCAGCCTTTTCCGCGTCGCTTGTTTTCGACATAAGGTCTTGCCTTATCCTGCGCACTAAAACTTTTGAAGCTTTCATATCAAGACTTGTTTTTACACGTTTTGCGAATAAAGCGCATCGCACCGTCTATTGCCACACCAAACAGCACGGGCGAAAGCATCTCTAATTTTGTTCCCCTGCGCCATTTTTGCTCGTAGTGCAATATGCGTAGCACCTGCTTTTCTGTAATATTATCACGGGTTATCTTACACTTTTGACCGCAAGTCCTTAACTCTTTGCATACAAAACACTCCCCGATGCCGTCAGTGTCTTCGTATCTAAACATCGGACACTCTCCACAATATCTTCGTCTACACATGGTGCTGTTTCATTAAGTGTGTCTGTTGGTTAATCATTGATTCGCGTATTGTGTTTGCAACCTTTTCTATTGCGAACTTAGGCGTGTCGGAGGAGCGTACGAAGACAGGGTGGTAGCCTTTCCTGTGTCTGCGATAAAATATATCGTCGTCTGCTCCTTCTATCTTCACGGACACCTTCGCAGCAATTACAAACAAGTCGCAGTGCCCATTTCTATGCCTGTTGCGACATTTGTACGCGATGCCGTTTTCTTCGAGGAATTTCTTTATTTTTTCAAGCTTTGTAGAATTTTTCATAAGCCTATATTTTTTATAATCTATATATACCATGCATTAAAGCACGGCTGTAGCTCGATTTTTTAAATTGAATAATTTATTTATAATTGTATATGTGTTAGCTGTTACGTTGAAGGCGTAGTTGTTAGTTGTGAAGGTAAAGCAAGGTACAGGATATCCTCCTACCTTAGGCATAAGGGTGGAGTGAAAATGATTTTGCACCGCAACAAACTTCTTGACGACCGCATACCTAACATAATCGAACGCTGTTTTCAGCGAAACGCCTAATTTTTGCGCAATCCTTTTGTACGAAAGCCCATTCTCGGTATAAGTATCTCCGTAGCCATACTTCCTTTTAAGTGCGCGAGCCTTTTTGATAACATCAAATTTCTTGGCTGTGCGAGCTTGTAGAATGGTACGTTTACAGAAATCCTTTCGAGACTGAACAATGCACAAAAGAATTGCGTATAGGGATTTTTCTACATCTTTAATGGTGTCGTAGCATATATCTGATATATTAATGTTTCTGTCCTTGTGCTTTGATACAACGGAAAGAAAGACAAGCGAGCTGCCGTCTATTTTCGCATAGCCCATATCTACAAGTGTAGCGATACGCTTTTTAATAGTGTACGCATGTACGCCCGTTACATTAGCCAGCTTGTTTGCCGACCAGTCCTTGAGAACATTCTTTCCGCTCCTATGATAAAAAAACAACAGCAAGGCAATGGCTTTCAGGGATGCTTTATCCTTGAAAAGACCATCAACAATGCTGTATCGTATGTTCTTTATCATATTGTATTCAAATAAAAACCTCCTAACGCCGATTTTTTTTGAGAAATTGTAACGATGGCGAGAGGAGGTCTAATATATTTAACCCTGTTCTTTTTAGATTGGGAAATTTGTTACAAACTTCTCTTGTTGACGCCACAAAATTAATAAATTATTAATGTAGTTCTTAGTATTAAGTATTAAAAGATATTAAATACTAAATTTTTCCTATTAATAATTTTGTTGTCTATTAATAATTTATTAATTTTGTGGTGTTAAAATTAATAAGCAACTAAAATAGGAGATACAACAATGACAAATTGGAAAGGTGACACGGTCAAACCTCGCTACGAGGTAGCACTGAAACAGCACGTAAAAGGCAATACAGCCGACGATTACGAATCAGTTAGCTTTATTGGAGCTGACAGTTACAGGGAAGCTTGTAAGATAGCAAAAGCACAGTCTAAAAGCATCGGCAAGCGTAATGATGGCAGGTTTTACGAAACGGAACGCCTCGACGCAGGTCTCGCAATGGTGTCCGTTAGCTGCTACTTCGCTGACGATACCTCAGATTACAACGAAGTATGGCAGGAAGATTATGCTGACGGCAAAAAGGTTGGCAGATATGCCCTTTAACAAAGAAACGTAGCGGAGCACAACGCTTCGCACAATATTAACAATAAAAAATATACGACTATGAACTACTGTATTTACAACAAGCAGACTGACGAAGCTCGTCACACAACAAACAAAGGACTCGCAATGAAGCTCTTTAGCAAGGTTTCTTCCGGCTACCTTTCAGAGGTAACAGATAGCGGCGAAACAATCATTTGCGAAAAGTAACAACAAGGCGAGGTGTAGTGCCTCGCCACAAAACAAAAAGAATATGAAAGACTATATGGATCCTCGCAATTGGGGAGAAGAAGAAATAAACGAATGTAAGTATTGGGCATTAAGCATGGGCGTATGCCTTACAGTGGCTTATGTCGCAATGTGGATATTTTATTAACACACAAAGTAACAACAATGGAGATAACGACAACAATGGTGCGCTTTCGTTGCCCAAAGGCAATGATGGAGGTCAAAACTCCTAAAGCACAGATGTTCTCTTTTGGAGAGCAGCAGAATCAGAAGACTTGGGTTCCAGAAAACAAAATAATCGTAAACCCGAGTAGTGAGTCGGAAGATTTAAACGAATGTATCATGCCGAAATGGCTGTATGGCAAAACAATGCTCCCGATGTACACACAAGTAGACGAGGAATTTTTGCACGTAGAAAACGTAGAAACCCTTTAATTATAAAAACAAGTTTAACGTAACAACAAAGTAAAATGGAAACAACAATGTATTCAACAATGAATGTCGCAGCATCTAACAACATGGTCGCTGAACCAGCAACAGACTCAGTAGCAAGCGGAAATGACCGCCAGTTCCTTGATTTTGATATAAGCAAGGTTCAGACGCTGACGCTTGAACAGCTCGCACGCACGGAAAAGGAAAACGATTACAACGGCAATCCGCTCATGGGTATCTATCATTTCCAGCTCATACAGCAGATACAAGAGATGTGCGCCGAGCGTGGTTATCGTGCTGAGATATGGGACTTATTCGCTGCTAACAACAAAGACCGAAGAGCACCAGGCGTGAGCCGACTTCCGCAGAAGGAGGAGAAGTTTGGCGAACGTGCTATTGAGGCACACATCCTGCGCCGCGTGTATTGTAATATTCGTCTTTACGACCTTGACAAAGGCGAGGGTGACGAAGCTATAACAACAAACCTTGCTATATCATTCCACCAAAAAGGTTTACAGGTCGGCATTGGAAGAAACGTTGTTATCTGTCACAATCAAACAATGTTGAACCGAGAGCAGTACGCTGCCACATATAAAGACGGCAGAACGATGGGCGTTGGCTTAAGCGAGCTGCTCGAAAAAGTCAGCATTTGGCTTGACAACCTGCGCAATATTACCGCCGAAGACGACGAGAAAATCGAAAAGATGAAGCGTCGTGAGATAAACGCGCAGGAGATGTTTACAATCATCGGAATGCTCACCGCCCTGCGTGTCGCTTCCGAGACAAAATACAAGGAAATACGGAACGGTGCTACAATACCGCTGAATCAAGCGCAAATCGGTCGCATTACAGAAAAGATGATGCTTGCATACAACCACAAGAGAAAGGTCACGGCTTGGGATTTTTACAACGCAGCGACAGACATGTATAAGTCCGCGACGCTTGACCAACCGATGATTCTCTCGCAGAATTTGGCAATGGTTGACTTCTTAAACACTCATGTATTATAAATATAGAACAGTTTGTTTCACAGCGTCGCGAGACGCACGATTTAATTTTTGATAAAATTTATTTTTTAGGACAGCCCTACGGCGGTAGGGCTTTTATCTTCGGAATAATTTGTCCGGCATTGGGTCGGTAGGTTGCGAGCTTTCGCCATAATAAGTTATTAGTTGTTAGATTATGAGTAGTCGTGTATGCAACCTTAAGCACGGCGCAGATAAGGGTTCGACTCCCTATTCCGAAGGCTAACTTTTTAAATACGGAGATATGGAGACAAAAACGTGTGAGATATGTGGACAGACTTTGCCGCTGTCTGTTTTCTCAAAATCCTACAAAGGACGTTGTAAAGATTGTGTGGCAAAGCTAACAAGAGAAAAGCGTAACGGTGCAACAAGCATCACCCAGAAGTCGATTAACTGGGAACAGCGCAGGTACGAGATTGCAAAGGATATGCTCTGCGCTCTTTATGCGGACGAAGGATTTGAATCACGGGAGAAAGGTGATGTGAGGTTTGAGTATCAAGACCTCGATTCTTGCGCCAACGAAGCTGTGAGATATGCTGACGCGCTTATAAGAGAACTAAAAAAATAAAATACACACAACATGGAGAAGGAAAATTTTGGTATTAAACTTAACGCCTTGAAGTATAAAAACGCAGGCGTTGCAAGCATTAAAGGGAAGACTGGAACGAAGAAGTGCCTTGTTATTCCTATCGAAGACAATAATTTTTTCGTCAGCACAAATGAGGACGGAACGCCAAAGGCTGTTTATTTGGATTTGAGCGCATTTGCGCTGCGCGAACCAAAGTACGACCAGACACACCTTGTAAAGCAGTCGTTGCCAAAGGAGGTGCGCGAAAAAATGAGTAAAGAAGAGCTTGATGCAATGCCTATTTTGGGCGGCATGAAAGCTTTTGAGAGTGTGTCTAACAATGCCGCTGACACATGTAATGCACCAACGGTGAGCGCCGACAATGTTGATGATTTGTCATTTTAAAAACAAATAAACTTTAGAAACATGGGAAGACCGAAGAAAATAGAACAGGCTGCGGAGATGCCGTTACTTGAAGCTCCGCACAGCGAAGAGAGCGCGAGCATAAACAACCGTTTAAAAGCCGTAGTCGTTCCGCTTATATCAAACGAAGATGTCGTGTTACACCAAGGCAAAGTGCTGGTGCCGACAACGGAGTACGTTAAAGACAACACGGCGGCGATGGTTGTTTCAACGCAGGACAATGCGGTTAATGGTTTGCTTGTAGAGGATGGAAAACGCCTTGAAACAGCCAGTGTTGTTTCAATGTCCGTTGAAGCTCACACGGAGATATATGTGGCTATCAACATCAACGAAGATGTCAGCATCGTAAGGCAGACGCAGTACGGCACACGCATGGATAGCCTTGTGCTTCCAGCCGGCACTCATGTTGCCGACCTTGTAATATTTAAATAGTAATTAATGGCAGGTGCTGCTGATTGGGTAGTACCTGCATAAAAAATAAGAAAATGTCTATAAAGCAACTGAAAGAATTAAACGAGCAATATCGAAAACTGCGAAACGAAGAGGTTGTGTATCGCATGGAGCTTAGTGCGACAAATGGCACGCACGTCGTTTGTAACCGCGAAGTGCTCAATAAAATAGTTGATTTGCTTATCAGTGAGTCCCAGCAGCAGATAGAAAAGGAGGTTAAGGAATGAAAGGAAAAATAGTGTATCCTCGCAAGCGCGTTGTTGTGCTCGAGTTTAAAAACAAAAAAACGAACTATGTGTACAACACTTGTCCCGAACTTGTTGTTGCACAGGGGAAAAGAATCGGCGTGACGCTCAACGCCCTGTGGAACGCTCTTGCTAAAAACGATGGTACTTATGAGAACGAGCGTTGCAAGATTTATTATCGCAAGATAAGTCACGCGAAAAACAAAGAGTGGGTGTAAATATGAAGTTTGACGAACTTTTAAAGCGTTGCAATACAATACGCAGAAAACCTCGGCACATTGAATCCAAGATACAGCAAGCTGTGGTAAAATGGTTTCGGATGCAATACCCGAGGTTCATTATTGCCGCCGTGCCTAATGGAGGCTTCCGCAACGCAAGAGAAGCGGCTATCATGCAGCGCGAGGGCGTGCTCGCAGGCTTCGCTGACTTAGTTGTTATAGCGCAGCGCAACGTGCTATTTCTGGAGATGAAAACAACTAAAGGAAAGCAGTCGGACAAGCAAAAGGAGTTTCAAAATAAAGTCAGCAAGCTTGGTTTTGAGTATATTGTCTGTCACTCTTTTGAGCAGGCAAGGCTCGCTATTGAGCGGTGGCTGAAAGTAATAGAAATAAAATAACAGTAACGTAGATACGCAATGTGTAATAAAGATTTTTTTATCAGAAGCAATGGAGATACAAGCTTTGCAGCTAAAACGCTTAACGGTTTTGAATTTATGTCAAATGACAGAAAGATGAACATCGTAATCGAAAAGCGTGTGAACTACAACACGGTCAACAATGTGCAATCTGAAACGTTCACAACCGCCTGTTGGGTGCTTACAGCTAATGGTTGGGAGCGTGGCGACAATAGTGCGAATATAAATTCCATAGAAGAATATGTGAACCGACTGGATCTGTCGCCCTATTTCACAAAAGCAGTCAGTGAGTATCGTCAATATCTTATAAATACAACAAAGCAGCATGGAAAGTCCAATCAAATGTTTTAACATAGAAGCTTTCGGCAATCATCATCGTGTATTCGCCGACCAGAGCGTAGACGCAGAGTATGTTCAAGAAACGCTTAACTTAGGGAAAGTGTCCGTTTTCCAGTTCTCATATACAGAATATCTGATAGCGGACAACTGGCTTATATACATGGAAAGCTATTTGCAAAAGAAGGGTTTGTTTCGCTTTGAGCTTAAAAAGATTTTTAAAGAAACACAAAAGTCGCTTCGCAAAACGATTAAGATTGTAGAAGAAAACTCGGAGCCTAATTATTGCAACGAGTACGCCAACCAGCTCTACGATATTACGATACCGATACTCGAGAAACTGCGCGACCAGATAGCGGAGAAAATGCAAAATCTTAGCATTCCTCGCGCAGGGTTGTGCGCCACGGTTGTGGTGTTACAAAACCTTGTGTGCATGTCTGTAAGCACGTTTGACCACATTTTTAACCGTATACAATACCTGCGCCACCTGGATATAAAGAAATGCTTCATGGCTATTTATCCAGAGCTGGCGATAAAGCAGGTTGAAGAAATGCTGAAGCTCGTAATGCATGAAGACAGGTTTGTTTATCAAAAAAACATCGTTGAAAACAAAAAGATAAAGCAAACCTTTGACAAGTTTACGACAACGTTATACGACCCTGAGAACATCAAAAAAGCAAGCCGCGCCGCCTACGAAGCGATGTCTGACGCTCAAAAAGAAAAATATATACTTTTGGGCGACGGAGCTTGTGTCCTTAAAGAATACGTTGATGCGAAAAACAAAGAAAATGGAAGCGGCGCAAGTTGATGTTCTCACGCGAAAGGATTTAGCGGATAAAGGCGAAATGTGGGCGCAGAAATATCCGCTCAACCTTTTCTGTGGAGGTGATAGCAGGGAAGCATTTGCACGCGAAGACTTGTGTATATCTTTCGCTGCTGGCATTGAACAGTATCTGCGCAGCATTTGGCATGAGCCGAATAAAGAGCTGCCCGAAGAAGGCGAGTGGTGTCTTTTGCAAACACTAAGCGGTTTTCGCCTCGCCGTGCGACGAACCACACAGGCAGGCGTATGCAAGTGGTGGCTAATGGATTATTCTATGTACGACGGCAAAGGTCTCGAACGCTGGGCGTATGTTGCCGACCTTACAATAAAGCTCGACATTACAGCCAAGAATAAAATTTGAGTGTTTTTGTTTTAGTATATTGTTTTGGTGGAGAGGGCAGGGCTTCGGTCGTGTCCTCTTTTTGTTTATGCGCCGGTGTTGTTTTTCTTTCAAATCACAAGCACGTACCGTAACTTTGTGTGTATGGCAAAGGTAGACATACAGATAAAAGGAGTTGAAGCCTTGAAAAAGAGGCTTATGGAGAAAAAGCAAGCTGTGGACAACGTTTTAAGTATGATGTTGGCAGAGCTTGGCGAGAAGGCTGTCACTTTCTCAAAAGACAATAAAGGCTATAAAGACCGCACAGCAAACCTAAAAAACTCTATATCATTCGCAATATTCTGTGACGGCAAACTCGTTAATAAGGTTGTAGGCAGCATTCCTGAGCCTGACAAAGTAAAAGGAGGTCAGTCGCAAGTGGACAATATCTTGGAAGAATACGCTTCAAAAGACGGCGTGGTAGCACCCAAGGGCTACACTATCATTGTCGTAGCTGGCATGTCCTATGCAAAGCACGTTGAAGATAAGGGTTATAATGTGTTGTATCTAACAAGGCATTACTTGCATAATGGTATAAAAGATGTATGCCAAATGATTTTTGATTTGCTAAAAGAAAAGTGAGGTTGTTACGCCTCACTTTTAAACTTTAATATTTTAGATATGCTGCTATATTTTATTTTTCAAAGACTTAACAGAATTTACTATTGGGTTATTATCAAAGGTTATATTTTTTCCGTCCTGAGATAACAATCCTTTAAATGCTTCTTTTTGCCCATTTTTGTCGTAAGTAAACGTTATCTGGTTATTTGATATTTGATAGTCTGCTGCGATTGTGTACTCTTCTATATTTTCACTAAACGTTTGTTTGTCTGTATACGAATAATCGGTTTCGTATACAGCACCTTTTTCACCATAAAACGGTATGAAAAGTGTTCCATCAGCCCTGTAAACACCGTCGCTGTTTACTGTAATTTGTTCGAAGTGGTTGCTGTATCCGATTCTAACAATGTATGAACCTTCTGTAAGCTTGTAATATTTCTCTGTTTTTGTAAGTTTAGCCTTTACTCGTAAACGAGATACTTCTACATGAAAAATGCATTTATTAGAGCTAAAAGATGCAGTCATAACGGAGTCACAGTCGTGTCTTTCTATCTCGCATAAATCCCAAAACCAACCTTGTGTGTCTGTGTCTGATTCTTCTGTATATTTCAATCCTTGCAATTCTTTTATTTTTGTTGTTACAATAGAGTTTTCTTCAATTTTGTCAACAGCAACGTTATCGGCATTATGGAAATTAGATTTTACTTGAACCCAATGCGTATTTTCTATTTTATTGTTTTCTGAATTTGAATCGTCATTATTAGAACAAGCAGTGCCTGATGCTAATAAGGCAGCTAATGTTAATGCTGTTAGAATTTTTTTTGCTTTCATTTTATTATGTTGAATTAAAAAATAGTATTGTATCTTTTTGTCGTATGTCTTAACTCTGTTTTGTTTCCTTTTTGTGCGTGCATCATAGCCAGTAGAAAATACTCATGTCGTCGCAGTTTGCCCAGCCATTTTAAACGTTCAAAACAATGTATAGCTCGGCTTGTCACACCGCATCGCAGGTACTCATAAGCAAACTGGCGCACATTTTCTGCGCTCATGTCGTAGATTTGTTTCATAAGCATAGGGTTAATATATTTGCAAATATACTCTTTTTTATGCGCAACAGCAAAGAAATAACTATAATTTTATATATTTTTTAAGGGTGCGTTTAAAATTTATTAAATACTAAATATTTTCTATTAGTAATTTTGTTGTCTACTAATAATTTATTAATTTTGTGGTGTTAAAATTAATAACTTAATAAAAGGAGATACAACAATGACAAAAGAAAAAGAGATTCAGATTTTACAATCGCTTAAAGGTGATACGTATTTTGCACAAATGTTTGGCGACGACATTGACAGGATGTGCGAGAATATCAGCATGGATATAGCTATCGAGTGCGGATGTAAATTCAACACAAAAGCCGAGATTTTACAAAAGGAGCTTAAAGACCTTAAAGAGAAAGCTAAAACAGAAATGTTGCTTTTTGCATGCGGTATTGTTGAAGCACTCTCTGAAAATAATATCGAAGGCGCAATGACTTACGCGGAAAAGCAGGTAGGAATCGAGGAAATAATCAAGTTTAAGCATTCTAATAACATAGGACTTTCAGAAAAAGAGATTAGCTACCTGGTTAGCAAACTAAAATAACAAACACTACATTGTCCGTGCTGCGACATGGCGCACAAGTAGTTCGAGCCTACGCACGGAACAAAGGCATCATTAGCCTTAGGCAGTCTTACAGATTTTCGGTTATCAATTACCTTTGAGCCGTTTCCTGCCTCGTAA